AGGGTTTCTGTGCCTGCCAGTGTCGCCAGTGTGCCCGTGGTCGGCAGCGTGACAGCGGTTGCACCCGTGGCAGTGAGCGTGACCACATACGCGCCAGAGGTTGCCAAGGTGGAGTTGTCGGCCAAAGACAAGGCTGCTGCGGTCGCCACGGCCGTCAGCGACAACTTGTTGATGGTGGTTGCCGTGGCGGTTCCCAGCACTGGGGAAGTGGTCACCTCCAAGGCCGTCCCGCCAGCATTCACCTGAATCAGTTTGGTGCCATTCGCCGTCAGCACGGGCATCTTGTCAAAACCCGCTTCCAATGCCGCAAACTCGGCACGCATCAGGCTTGACGAGCCTGCGGAGTTGTTGACCGGGTTGCCGGTCTTTGCGTAGAAGTTGTTTGGCATTATCGTAGTCCTCGACGTGGTGTGTAGTGGGTGGTGATCGTGTTGATCGCAAACGGCCTCAACAGCGCCGACAGGCTGGAGATGCGGATCGCAATGTTCTCTGCGGTGCCAGTCAGGCCGATCTCGCCGGGTTGGATGTCAGAGCCGTCCCAAACGAAGGCATCCCAGATAAACGAATCCCAATAGCTCGCACGCAGAAACTGCGCGTAAGACTGCGCATCGCTCTGGGCAATCTCATCTGACTTGTAGCCAAGGTCATAGCCCACATCGAAAGCGATGTAAGAGCCGCCCGATATTTCCAGACTCGCCTTGCGGTAGCGCTTCAAAACCCGGTGGCTGCGCGTGGCATTGAACACCAGCGACATATCGGCGGCGATCTCTTCGCCGTCAAACGAGGTGCCGATGTCCATCTCGTAGACCATGCCGTTGCTTGAGCCGAAATAGCTGGTGGCGTTGCCATACTGGTCCTCGCCCTCGCACACGCACAGTACCGCGTTCGGGAAGGACACCGGCATGGCTCCCATGAACTTGCCGTTTTTGATGGTCAGGTAAAGCCCGGAGCCTTCCGAGAAAAACACCCGGTACTGGCCCTTGGCCCGGCTTAATCCGCTGGCACAGGTGTACAGCAGGCGCTCAATCACAAAGGGGCGAATCGCCAATGTCAAGGAGGCTGGCAAGAAGTTGCCAAAGTCGCGCGTGGTGGCAAGGCTCATCACTCCCTGCTGACTCATCACATAGGCTTGCTCGCTGTTTTGCGCGGTATCGAACAGCGCACCAGAGCCTGAGTTGAAAGTCGTCAGGGCAAAATCAGAAGACGTGGAGCCGTAGAGGATGGAGGTATTGACCTTGGTGAACACGCCCAGCGCGCCGCTGGTCTGGTCGCCCGGCAGCGTCAGCAAGTTGGTGATCGTCTCAGGCATGCCGATCTCACCCGCCCCCACCACGGGCGTCCAAGTGAACGGGCTACCTGTGCCGGAAAACTGCAGCGAGTAATCAAAAGTCAGAAACAGGTGCTGCTTGTGCACAGCTAGCAGGTTGGGCGTGTCCACCGTCATGCCGGTGCTGATCGGCACCAAGTTTGTTCCATCAAACTCAAAGGCGCGGTTTTTGCCGTCAGCGCCGTAAATGTTCTTGGCTTGCGTGCCAGAAGAGAAGTTACCGGCCACATGGCGGAACTTGCCGCCCGGCACAAAGCTGATCTGCGTCTGCGCACCAGACAGCGTGAGCGCACCGGCTCCGGTCGAGGTCGCTGCACCGGCAGCAAAGTTGCCGCCAGCACGCGCCGTCAGCACCATCCTGCCGGTGTTGACGCCACTCAGGAGCGTGCCCGTCATCAGCACCATGCGTGCGATGGTGGCCGTCACGCCGCCTTGGGTCAGGGTGTCACCCTCGGCCACCGAGGTGTTGGCATCGGTGAAGCTGATCTCTTCACCAAAATTGATCTTGCTCCAGCCCGACGCGCTCGAAACGTACAAACAGGCTTCAGTGGCCAAAGCGTTGTCGCGCCATGCGTGGACCTTGCCGTTGTAGAAAAACACGCCCAGCGTCGAGCCTGACCCCGGCACGGCGGTGATCAGGCTGCGGTAGGCATTGGCCGCAAGACTCAGATAGGTCGCATCCAGCAAACCATCGGCTACTGCGCCAGAGATAGCCACCACAGTCGCCTGCTGCACTGCGGCCACCGAGACGCCCTCGCCCACCACAAAGCCCACCGTTTGCAGCGTGATCACCACGTCACTGTCGCGCACGGCAATCACCTTGCCCGTCGATCCGGAGCTCATGCCGGTCACAGTGTCGCCCACAGCAATCACGCCGGTCAGGGTGCAACTCAGCACAAGGTAAGCTGCATTGCTGGGGCGCAGCCTGCCATCAAAACGCTCATACCCGGCAATGCGCCCGTAGCCGCCCGTAATCAACGCCTCAAAGTTCACCGCACGCCTGCACACACCCGCAGGCAGTGACAGCGTTGGGGTAACTTGATCCAAGCCCCCTTGGAGTTGGTAGGCGTCGTACTTGACGGGCGGGTAGTTCAAAACGAGCCCCCCAGCATCACATCAGGCAACTGGTCCACCGACAGCGCATTCAGCAGCGCCGCCTTGTTCTCCATGGCCTCGGTCTTCACCTCGCCTGCAGCCTCGAAGCCTGCGTACTTGGACAGCGCCCAGTAGGCAATCAGCATGTGGAACTGCTCGGGCATGGCTGGCACGTCGGTGTCATTGACCAGCGCCACAGGCTGCGTCCAGTAGCGCCCGGTGATGGTGTAGCCAGCAGCATCCGGTATTGCTGCCAGTGCCACCGATTTGTCTTGCGGGTCCACCGCAAAGCGCACCGGCCTGCCCGGCGTCAGCGTGTTGAAGCGGTACATGTCGCGGAACTGAATCCAGTCCCAATGCTCAAGGAACTGGCGGTTCTGGTAACCCAAGTCAGTCTGCTCGCAGCGCAGGCTCTCGGCGTCAAGTTTGCGCAGCGTGGGCGCATTCATGTTGGCCAGCGTGTAATCACCCTGCCCGTTCACCGTGGTAAACGACAGGTCGGTCAACATGAAATTCCACGTCTGCTGCAGGTTCTGGATGTCAAGCCAAGACTGCTTGACCCAGTTCACCAGACGCAGCATCTCGCCGGTCTGCGCTACAGTGGTTGTCGGGCCAGTCCCACCGATACCCGCCAATTCTCTCGTTCGCTGGCAAATCTCTAGGAAGGTCATGGTAGGCCCGATGGTTTACTTTGATTGACTATTATCTCATTTTGGTTGACTTTGCGCCAGCCAAAATCACGCGGAGGCCAGCACTTTTTTCAGCCAGTCGCGGCCCTTGGGGCTGGGGTCCGACACCACGGAAAACGGGTAGCGCACGGCGGTGTACTTGTTCACGCGGTTCACCACTTCACCGTCTTGGCCTTGGGCTGCGGTGGTGGTGGAAATGCTGGTCTGCCGGGCGCGCGCCAGAATCTCGACAAACTTGCGCTTCACGGTCTGCTGCTGGCCGCGCACAAAGCGCTGGGGCACGCCATTGCAATACACATCCACCAGTGCCTGCTCATTCTTGTCGGTGCTTTCATGCACCACAACTTCCACCGGCTCTTCATTGAAAGCCAGTTCGGCAGCATAGGAACCCAGAGATGGGCCATCCACGATGTCGATTTCCAGATCGGTTCGCACCATGTCGGCCAGTGGGCCGGAGGTTGGAATATCGAGGTGCTTGTCCTGTCCGACCTTGAAGTCTTCAGATGAGATGGTCTTGGCTGGCATGACGTTGGGGATTCCACGGGGCATGGTTAACTCCTGTTGGGTATGAAAAAAGCCACCCACATTGCTGCGGGTGGCCGGGGTGTTGCTTCAGCGATTAAGCGTAGGCAACGAAGTAGCAGACCTTGGAGGCCGCGCACACCGCCAGCGTGGCGTTCTGCGACACACGGAAACCGCTCTGCACAGGGGTGATGCCCTTGTTCGTGGTTTCAATCGTCACCGTGCCAGCAGCAGCGGTCTTGATGCAGGTGTCGTCTGCCATGCCCTCAAAGAACTCCACGCCAATGCGGTCGGTTGCGTTGAGAAACTTGACGTACTTGGGTTTGAAGCCAATGTCAATCTGCACATAGTCAGCAGCCGTCAGGGCGGTTGCGTCAAATGTGAACTTGCCAACAGCTTGCGTCGGCGCGCCTTGCGAGGCGGTGTAGGTCGCAGCGACCCCGGTTGTATTGCGTGCCATGATGATGTTTCCTTAGTTAAGACTTGGTGACAAGAGCATCAAACGCGGCGGTGTAGTTGGTGTCAAAGCCGGTGACGCCGCCAGCGGCTTCAGCGTCGAGCTTGACGGTCAATGCCCGAACGCCGTCGATGAGGGCATTCAGCAAGGTCAGCACTTCGGTCTGATCCTTCTTGCTGACAGAGCGCAGGGCGGCAACGCGCTGCGAGACTTTTTCGGTAGCCATGATGGTTCCTTTGTTGAGTTAGATCGCGGCCATTTAACTGACCGCGATCATGCTGCTATCAGAGGGCAGGAGTGCCGACCCAGCAAATCGCGCCGTAGCCGTTGTTCAACAGCTTGGCCACCATGTACGTTTTCGCACCGATGTAGCCGCGCTGGCCCAGCGGGTCGTTCTTATCCTTCTGGCCGGGAGGAATCCACGACACATCCAGAGAATCAGAACCGCGCAGGGACACTTGGCCCCATGCGTCTTCACCCACCACGATCAACGGGTAGATGTCGATCAGGGTGCCAGTGGTGGAGTACAGGCCGGTCGAACCGACAGCAGCGCCAGTGTCGATGGTTGCAGCCAGTTCAGGCGACAGCACAAAGCGGAACGACTCGACAGAGCCGATCTCCTGCTCATGCACCACCTTGCGCTGGCCGTACTCAGCCGTGTGCTTGAAGCCCGGCAGATCGCGGATCGCAGGCTCCATGTCGGTCGAGCAAAACACCAAGTACGATGCTTCCACCGGGGCGGTCGCAAAATTGGGGCTCGGTGCCAGATACGAGGTGATCATCTTGGCATGGTTAGCCTTGAGGGACTTCGTGATCTTGCGCAGCAAGTTGATGCTGATCGTGCCGTTCACTGTGGCCGGGCTGTTGCCGGTGCCGCCGTAGAACACGTTGGTCAAGCCTTTGAGCTCGCCGTAACGCACCATCTCGCGCAGCAGGCCCACGCGCTCGCCGCACTGCTTCTTCATCTCGGCAGGGACATCATCTTCGTACAGGTCGAAGGCTTTGTCGGTCACCGAGTACAAGCAAGCGTACTGCACCAGCGTGGCAGTCACATCGACCGCAGTCAGCGTGTCAGCCGAAGGGGTTGCGCCCTCAGTGGTGATGTGGGCAGCAGCGAATGTGCCGACGTTGGCGCCGGTAATCCACTTGTTGTCCACGCCGCCGTAGGGCAGCCAGCGGCGAAACACGATGGTGTCGCTGCTGTTTTTGGGCATCTGTTTCTGCATGCCGGTGATACCCAGCACCTCAACAGGCACTGCATGTGCAAGAATTTCACCCTTCAGCTTGCCGATTCTGGCGGCTTGGGTGGACATATTTTGGATAGCCATGATTTTTCCTTAAAAAGTTTAAGTGCCTCGAACTGACTTGAAGCCAGCCATAAAGGCGTCGTTTTCCGTGGGAGCGGGTCGTGTGCTGCTCGTACCCTTGGGGGTAATCGCTGCTTCCAGTCGCCGCTGATTGGTTTGTTTGGACTGGACCGTCTTCGACTTCCATTCCTTGAAC